GAAAATCAAGACACTACCTTTGAATCAAATGATGTAATCGAAAGTGAAGCTGACGATTTACTTGATTTTACAGAAGGTAATCCATTCGGTACATTCTAATGTTAGGACAATACTATTACCACGAAATACTCAGAAAAACCATAATTGCTTTTGGTACTATTTTCAATGACATTCATATTCGTCATCGAGATGGTGCTGGAAAAGAAACGAGTGACATGAGAGTTCCTCTTGCTTATGGTCCTATGCAAAAATTTCTGGCAAGACTTGAGCAACAACCAGATTTAAATCGTGCAGTTCAAATTACATTACCTCGTATGTCGTTTGAAACAACTAATATTGCATATGATCCAACAAGAAAAGGTGGAATCACACAGACATTTAAGGCAACTGATGGTAAAAAACTTAGAAAGGTTTTCATGCCAGTTCCATATAATCTTGGATTTGAATTAAATATTCTTGTTAAATTAAATGATGATGCGTTACAAATTATAGAGCAAATATTACCATATTTTCAACCATCATTTAATGTTACTGTAGACCTCATAGGTGTAATTGGAGAAAAAAGAGATATTCCAATAGTCTTGGATAATATATCATTTCAAGATGATTATGAAGGAGATTTTGCAACACGAAGAGCATTAATATACACGTTAAACTTTACTGCTAAAACTTACCTATTTGGTCCTGTATCCGATTCTAGTGAAGGTCTTATCAAGAAAGTTCAAGTGGATTATTATGCTTCTGTTGATACAGAGAATGCAAGAAGAGAATTAAGATACTCTGCAACTCCTCAAGCAAGACAAGATTACAATGATGATAATACTGCAGTATTAAAGTCAGATCTTACAAAAACTAAAACAAGATTTGATGTTTCATCTACTCTTGCATTAACTTCTGGCATGAGAATTATTATAGATAAAGAAATAATGAAGATCAAAGAGATCGTTGATGCAAATACGATTACTGTTAATCGTGGTTACGAAACAATCGCAACAACGCACGTTGAAGGAGCATCAATAGACGTATTAACTGCTGCAGATGATGCCTTGATCGAACCTGATGATGATTTTGGATTTAATGGTTTTATTGAAGTGTTCAATGATTCTAAAACATATAGTCCAACACAACAAAGAGATATTTAATGAATACCATGTCTAACTATGATTCTATTGATAAAGCGTTAAACACGAGTAGTGCGATTGATGTTACTCCAAGTAGCAAACCACAAAAGGTTGAGTCTACGAAGGATGATGTCAAGAAAGACTATGATTATACTCGTGCAAACTTATATTCATTAGTCGAAAAAGGTCAAGAAGCACTTAATGGTATTCTAGAAGTTGCAGGTGAGGGTGGTAGTGCCAGAGCATATGAAGTTGCAGGTCAAATTATAAAATCAGTTGCAGATACCACTGATAAGTTAATGGATCTTCAAAAGAAAGTTAAGGAAGTAGATGAAGATAAGAAACAAACAACTAATAATGTGACAAATAACGCACTCTTTGTGGGTTCAACATCTGAACTCTCAAAGATGTTAAAACAAGGAATACTAAATAATAAAGAAGATTCTTAATTTTATGAGTGATTCTATCACAATAGAAAACTCCGATGGAGAAACCTTTGCAGAAGTGATTGATGTTGTGGGCGTATCTGAAATCAAAAAAGCATTTCATAAGTCTATAAAAGAAGGTTCACTTCATAAGTGGTTCAAAGGTTCAAAGTCCAAAGATGGCAAACCTGGTTGGGTTAATGTCGTTACAGGAGGAACTTGTGCTAGTGATAAACCTGGTGAGGGTACACCCAAATGCGTATCATCATCAAAGAGAGCAAGTATGACAAAAGCAGAAAGACTCTCTGCTGCTCGTAGAAAAAAGAAAGCAGATCCTGGTCAACAAGCAAAAACAGGTGCTGCAAAACCAACCTATGTCTCAACTGACAAACCAAAAAAGAAAATGAGTGAAGAGATGAAAAGAGATGAATATGGTGATCCAATCGGTGGTCCTAAAATTTCAAAGAAACAGATGAAAAAAAATCTCATGAAAAACACACCTGACGAACAACACAACACCAGAATGGGTGAGAGCACAGAAATTACAGAGGCAGATAAAAAAGGCAAGGGCAGTGGTACAAAAGATGCTTGCTATCATAAAGTAAAGTCTAGATATTCAGTTTGGCCAAGTGCATATGCATCAGGTGCATTAGTTAAGTGTCGTAAGGTAGGTGCTGCAAACTGGGGTAATAGTACAAAGAAAGAGGAATATATTCCAGAGGAAGGTTATGATGTTGCCAGAGATATGGGAAAGGTAAGACCTTCTAAGGATAAGAAAGATGCAACCTCATATCCACCAAGTAAAGAAATGATGAAGACAAGGAAGGTAAACAAAGGACCTTCTGCACTTGACCGAGTGAAAAAGAAGTATAAGGGTCAAATCATGGATCTTAAAAAAGAAGAAGTAGAACTAGACGAAAAATGTTGGGATGGATATGAAAAGAAAGGAATGAAAACTATGTTTGGTAAAAGATATCCAAACTGTGTCAAAAAGAAGGCTAAGAAAGAAGACTTTTCAAACTGGAGAGATGAAATTGAATACATTGATGAAGGAGCAGGAAAATTAGTTACACTTGGAATCAAGGGCACTGTTGCTGGTGGAAAAGCAGTAGCAAAGAAAGTATCAAGAAAAGCAGTTCGTGCAGGTATCAAGGTCGGTGGAAAATCAGGTGGTAAAGCAGTTAAAAAAGCAGGAAAAGTAGCAGCAACAGAAACTAAAAAAGCAGCTGCAGAAACAGCAGGTGCAGTTGGTAAAGGTGCAGCAAAGGGTATTAAAAAGAGAAAAGAGAAATTTATAGCAAAGGTACAAAGAAGATCTGAAGAGATGTTCAGTGGTGAGGGTAAAAAAAAACCCCAAAACGTAAGTGAGAAAATTACACTTCCATATGATGACTTTCCAGAAAGATTGGGGGATAATATAACACAAGGTGGTGAAAACTTTCGCAGATCAATGGTTAAAGGTGCTGGAACAGCTGCAGCGATAGGTGCTGGTGCGTATCTTGGTAGTAAACTTATAGGAAAAGGTATAGACAGAGTTTTACCAGATAAGAAAAAAAGTAAAAAAAGTAAAAAAACAAAAAAAGAAGATTTCTCTGATTGGAGAAATAGTTTAACAGAAGATGATATGAAAGGTATGAGTGTCAAGTCAGGACACAAAAGACCTACTAAATCAGGTGCTGGCATGACACAGAAAGGTGTTGAGGCATATCGTCGTAGAAATCCAGGTTCAAAACTAAAGACTGCTGTAACCACTGAACCATCTAAATTAAAGAAAGGTTCTAAGGCTGCAAATAGAAGAAAGAGTTACTGTGCAAGAAGTGCAGGACAAATGAAGAAGTTTCCAAAAGCAGCAAAAGATCCGAATAGTAGATTAAGACAAGCACGTAAACGTTGGAACTGCTGATAGATTATGAATGATAATGTATACCTTGGTAATCCGAATTTAAAAAAAGCAAATACTCCTCACGAATTTACAGAGGAGCAGGTCATTGAGTTTATCAAATGTAAGAATGATCCAGTTTATTTTGCAAAGAATTATATTAAGATTGTTTCTCTTGATGAAGGACTGACTCAGTTTCACCCATATGATTTCCAAGAAACTTTAATTAAAAGATTTCATGAAAACCGTTTCAACATATGTAAAATGCCTCGGCAGACAGGTAAATCTACTACATCTGTATCATATCTTTTACATTATGCTGTTTTCAATGATAGTACAAACATTGGTATCCTTGCAAACAAAGCAGCAACTGCCCGTGATTTATTAGGTAGATTGCAAACTGCATATGAAAATTTGCCTAAATGGATGCAACAGGGTATAATATCTTGGAATAAAGGAAGTTTGGAGTTAGAAAATGGATCTAAAATACTGGCGGCATCTACCTCTGCAAGTGCAGTTAGAGGTATGTCTTTCAACATTCTTTTTCTGGACGAGTTTGCCTTTGTTCCTAACCATATTGCTGAGTCATTCTTTGCCTCAGTATATCCTACTATCACTTCTGGTAAAAACACCAAAGTCATAATGGTCTCTACCCCTCACGGGATGAACCATTTTTACAGATATTGGCATGATGCAGAGAGAGGAAAGAATGAATATATTCCAACAGACGTTCATTGGA